AGGGAGGGATGGACCGTCTTTCAGCGCAGAACATTCGCCAAGACGCCCGTCCTGTGGATGACCAACAATGTCATCTGAAAAAAATTTATTTCTGATACAAATGGCCGATGATAACTTTGGTAAATGGTATTTTGACAATCAAGATAGTAATGTTGGCGACATTGAAAAACGCCTGAAGAACAACCCAGAAAAGGTGAATGATAGGGACAGCACAACATATAATACCACGGCACTGATGTGGGCCTCCCTTCTGAAGCGTATCGATATCATCAGGTGGCTGCTTGATCATGGTGCAGAAGTGAATCTCGTCGATAACGGCAACCAGACGGCGCTCATGTATGCAGCATCATCAACAAATGGAGACAACCTGCCCACGATACAGATGCTCATTAAAAAGGGCGCGAATGTCGACATGACGGATAAGGATGGAAGGACCGCGCTCATGCTCGAATCCAACGATACCACCATCAGGTGGCTCATCAATCACATGAGCATAACCCAGCTGCACCGTCAGATCCTGGCCATCCAATCCTACAAAAACCCCGACGACTACTCCAAACTCACCCAACTCATCAACGAACGGATAGTTAATGAGTCCCATAATACCAAGGGGCCCGGTGAGGCGGCGGTCAGCGCCGCTACCGACCAGATCGCCCCGATCGGACCAGAAGCCGCCGTATTATCCGCCTCCTTCTTACTACTCCTCTAAATCAAAAAACACCTTAAAGATTCAATCTAAATCTTTAAGTCGGTAAAAAGGAGTATAGTGTATTAGTAATTAGGAGGCGGCAATGTCGTCGACATCGGCTTCTTCATTATCGGAGGATTCATCGGGTGGGGATTCGGTGGCGACTTCGATGGTGGGTTTTTCGCAGGGTGGAAAGACGAATCCTTCGGGGAGGGTGTAGGGCAGCTTCCAGTACTGACACTGGAGGAGGTCTTCGAGGGACAGCGGTCTGCGGCTTCCGGATTCCCTGTCCCTTGCACATACGACGCGCCGGGTGGCCTTGTCAAAGACGAGTCCGAGTGGTGGGAACCAAAAGTCGCCGTCCTCGAGCTCCTCCAGAACAATCTTGGGCACCTCCCGCCTGATCGAATCAATGACCTTGCTCCTCGATTGGATGATCCCGCTCCTCACCAGCACCAGCCTCGTCGCCATGTCGTGCTTCGTCCCACCGTCCTTGACCCCCTCATCCGCACACATCTGAATCAGCGCTGACCGGCTGTTCACACGTATCAGCCTGTTGATCTCCTGAACCGTGTCCTGTCTTTCCAGAAACACCCTTTTTGCGTCCATTCCTCCTCTGTCTTGTCTTCTGATCATCGGCATCCTTAGATGGCTCATCATTTTTGCCAATGAGGCGGGAGATCTCAGTGACGAGGCGCATAATGGTCAGCTCGCTGAGATTGACCCTTTCGATGAAATAATCGATGGAGATGTCCGTATTCTGGCGCTGGATGTAGTACCGCACAATCGCCGCTGCGAGGCTCTGAGGCCTCGCCCGGTTCAGCATGGACGACCTGTCGTTGACGGCCTCAAACAGCGCCACGGCCTCCTTCTTCTGATCCGCCGTCGCGTGGAACTTGTCCATGACCTCGTCGATCAGGTGAGGGATCGTCACACGAATGTTCCGGAACGACGCATCCTTCGGCGCGTTCAGGTTGATGAACTTGAGGCCCTTCAGCCCCACCCTCCTCTCAATCTGAAACACCTCCAACAGATGCTCACAGCTCTGGATGTAGCCATTCAGCTTGTAGGCGTGAAAGATGCACGCAAAGATGATGCCCTTTCTCGAATTCCCACGATAAATCTTTCCGTGGGTGCACTCCTCATATATACGATTCGCCTCCGCAATGATCCGATCACTAAACCCCATCTTCTCCACATCCTTGAAGATGGTCTTCTCATCCGTCTTGCGCGCATGACACCTGTTCGGATCCGTATTGTGCTTCGTATCCATCACCCCGTAATACCTCCACTCCTTCTCATACGTGAACTGATCCTTCGCCCGGATCATCCCACAATCCTCGCAAATCTCATTCGCGTTTATATCCTCACACATGTTCTCATGCTTGCAGGCCATCTAAAAACTTTCTCTTTCCTTATAACCAGCGTTCTCCTTAAATGAATTCAATTTTTGATTTGGGCAAGGAAATTCCAATGGTGTAGGGGTCAAATCTGGGTTTGCTCGGATCCTCTTCGTCTTTAAACCTGACGTTAAGGATAAGATAGATAAGTATCAGGGTTGAAACCAACTTTAGACCGGCTTAATAAGACGATCTTGTTCTTAAGCCGTATGGGGGGTTGGTTTCAACCCTGTTTGAGTATCATCGAGTTGGTTTAAATTAGATTTGACCCGGGGGTTTAACCCGCACAGGGTCTGAATAATTCCAAACAAACAAAAAAAAATTTTTGAATTTCAAATTTTTTTTTGGGGAGAAAGTTTTTTTCAATCATAAATCAAATGAAGAACTTAGACGAACGATTCAGGAATCTGGTCTCTGACATGGACATTGATCTCAAAAAGCGCGCCCGACAAGCCTCCAAGGAGCAGCAGCTCCTGAATCAGCGTGTCAAGCGGATCCGCCGCGCCCTCCCCGATCTCCAGGTCGCCGAGACCCTCGCTTGGAAGCTCCCCACGCTTCCAAAAAAGAAGAACACGACCAAAGAAGCCCCCAGCGAGGCCGACCTCATCAAGAGATGGGCGCGTCTCAACAACATCCCGTCCAACATACGAGTCAATATGGAGAACCTCGACAAGGTCATCGATAAGCTGCATATCAAGGAGGCCAAGGAGAAGGGCCTCAAGAAGCCCATCAAGAAGACCAGACGACCACCCAAGAACCTCAACCAGACCCCCCCCGACATCCTCCAGGGCATCCTCCCACCCATCCAACAGGCCTTCCTCAGGGCCAGACTCGACCGGCTCGGCGAGGGCCCCGTCATGAAGAAGCTCCACATATACCAAGAGTCGGAAGACAGGCGCAGGGACCAAGAAGCCATGAAGCACGCCGATGCCGAGGTCGATAACATGGACATAACCAGGAGGGAAAAGGCCATCCTCAAGAGGAACGCCAGGGAAGGCATCGAAAAAGACGTCCGACGCGACCATGTCGGCATCATCAGGGCCGCCATCGATAACATGATCGCACAACAGACCGCGACACGACTCCCCGCCGCACCCAAACACAAAATCATCCTCGACGAGCAGCAGCAACCACCACGCAAAAAAACAAAACGACCATCCTCCGACCGACAATCCTCCATCCGCTTCAGCTGGGGCAGCCTCCGCGGATCCTCCGCTTAAACACTCCCATGAATCTGAGTCCTTAGAATTTTGGGTTTGAGGCTTCCTTCAATCACATCTACGGAATCCTGATTAATAAAAATATTTTAATCATTTAAGAAAAAACATGAAGCGGACGTATACGCAATGTAACATCGGAGGGGGGAATGTGGAGAATCCGAGAAAGACGAGGCTCCGCGTCTCCCAATCGGCGCCTGGTGCGCACTACACACGCGACGAGCTCACCAGGATGCATGAGATTATCGGGCAGGTCATGAAGGATGATCACCACCCGACGAGCGCACAGATCACCAGGATGGTGGAGAAGATCCACCGCGTGATCCCGTTCCGCTCCAGAAACGGTATCCGCAAAAAGGTGATTACGATCCTCCACTCCATCTTCCCCCCACGCCAAATCATCCAACTCACCGAACGCCTCCGCCAACTCCGACTCTGATCCTCAATTTGAGTCAGGGTTGAAACCATCAGGGTTGAAACCATCTACAATTTATTGATAAGACGGCTTAAATACATGATATGTCTTTAAATCATTTCGGTCATTACTTTAAAGAGGTTCCAACCTAATCCGTGCAGGGTTTGTCATCTGCTCGGACAACCCGTGTGTGGGTTTCCCCATGAACGTATCAATCATAAGAAAAGAAGGCAGGATCCCCACACGGTCAATCCATCAACTAATATATCATGAGTCGGTATTTTCTCGTCTGTCTGCAATGTGGTTAATTTGCGGATCGATCCACCATGAGTCATTGGCACAAACATGGGGAAATCGGCAGGTGCAGGGTTGAAACCATCTGCAAATTATTGATGAGACGGCTTAAAGACGTGATATGTCTTTAAATCATTTCGGTCATTGCTTTAAAGAGGTTCCAACCCTGGATCTGAGTAAACCAGAGTAAATCCAAAGTTGACCCGCACAGGGTTTGGTATACACGTCTTGTGGCAACCGAAACCATTCGATTGAGTCGGTTTTTATAACCAGGGTTGAAACCAACTTTAGGCCTGCTTAAGAAGACGATCTTGTTCTTAAGCAGTATTAAAGTTGGTTTCAACCCTGGATAACACCGTTTGTAAATATTGTAAATCAGAGAAGGGTCGTTCCCTACCCATGAGGCTTGTGTGCGTCATTTTTGAATCGGGGAATCTGGTCTTCCGGAAGATACCATAAGAAATATCATAATCTTTCAAAAACTCTTCAACCGTCAGGATCATTTGTCTCTTCAGAACAAAAAAAAATGTTGGATCGGTTTCAACCCTGTATGCTCGCTCGTCATAATAATATCATCATTTCATTGTCGCATCTGATGACCAGGACTTAAATAATCGTCCTTGGTCGTTGTGGTGGCTGAGTTGTCGACGAGGGTGGCGGGGGTGGTGTCGACGAGGGTGGTGGCGGGGGTGGTGGTGTCGACGGAGATTGTCCGACTAATATTGGTGGCTGAGAAGTGGTTCGTAATGATGATATGAGTTTCTTCAATTGCTGATATGCCTCCCAATTTTGGAGTGGTGCCTTCTTCCCCGTATGTGTTGGACGAGGTAGCCTCAGCTGCGACAACTGGGTATCCTTCACCTTGATCAGTTCGTTCAGCTGCGATATCTTGGTATTGAGGTTCTTGATCTCCTGTGCACTCTTGGATGCAACCTGCTGCCTCTGCTTCTTGATCTTGGCATCGAGGGTCTTTACGTATCCCTCCGCCTCGGCCTTTGCCCTGATAGCGGCGTCCCTCTCATTCACAAGGGTGGTGTTCAGATTACTCCTTTGTGCCGACGACGCCTTGATTGTGGTCTCCAGCTCCGCAATCTTCTTGAGGGCGGCGTCCCTCTCTCCCACGGCCTTTGTGAGACTGCTCCTGAGCGTGTTCATCTTGGTGGTCGCATCATCCTTCTGTGTGGCTGCTGCTCGGACACGGCTCTCGAGATCGCTGATCCTGCTGAGGGCACTGGTCTTTTGGGACGTCGCGGCTCGGACACGGCCCTCGAGATCGCTGATCCTGCTCGTGGCGTTGCTCTTTTGGGACGTCGCCGCTCTCAACCGGCCCTCGAGATCGCTGATCCTGCTCGTGGCGTTGCTCTTTTGGGACGTGGCCGCTCTCAACCGGCTCTCGAGGTCATTGATCCTGCTCAGGGCGCTGTCCTTCTCTCGACTGACCGCACTCAGACGGCTCTGAACCTGGGTCTTTGACCTGAGGGTCTTGTCCTTCTGACTGATGGCGGCATTGAGACGATTCGTCAGCTGCGTCTTCTGCCGCATGCCGGCCTGCTGCTTCGACTTGTTCTGCTTGGACGATCTGCTCTCGATATCCGCAATCTTGACCTCCAACTCCGTCTTGGCCTTGCGCGCAAGATCTCGGTCTCGGATCGCATCGTCCTTCTGCTTGATGGCGGCCGCAAGCTTCTGATTGAACATCTTTGCTGCCTGTGGCGGCGCGGCACTCGTCGTGATTGGGGGGATCGCACTGTTGACAGGAGGAGGGGGTCGTGGTGGTCTGTTCATGAA